ATTTGATTTCGAACATGCTCACTGGATCCCCTATGAGCGCATAATTCTGAGATACATTTATCTCTCTGGTCTCAGCGTCAATAAGCGGTTGTGATATTTCATTCAAAGAATAATTACCTCCGACCTTATTGAATAATTTCAAATCAATAACGTTCAGAACACCACCAACGTTGTTTATATTCTCAATCAACTGACTTAGGTATATTGTTTCACCCATTTCAAAGTTGTTGATATCCATGTAGCTCTGAATATTCTGAATAACCTGTGATATAATCTGTGATTGGGGGTATTGTTTATCGATGAATATGCCACATTCAACTGCGATATTTATCACTTTACCGTCACGAACCTCAACGTAATCGTTTATCATCCGATAATTCGATAAATAGGTCGCAATATTTTCTTTTAATGTTGATGTCGATTGGTTCAACAGTTTTCCTGATGAGTCGAGAGACAGGATGTAAGCGCTGATTTTATTCTGGTTTTCAAGTACGCCTACTCGGAACGGTACACCAAACTCACCTGGCATCATTCCAATTCTGACTTGATAATCCTTTATCGTAACAGCTCTATTCTGAGATGAGAAATTATATCTCACCATATTCCTAACTTCCTCAACCGATGGTTCATCACGACCGCCTATTGCTGGTAGCGGATTATTAACAGTCAATGAGTTTCTGACACTATTGTTTATATTCTGGTTATTACCGTTCACGGTCATGTTCACGGTGTTAACGGTATTCAGTACGTTCGGACCAATATTAGCAGCTGCTCCACCACCTACCCGATAACTAATGAACATAGTGGTATTAGGTGTCAGAGTTTTACCTAGGCTCAAGTTATTGATGAAATCACCTATTCGATTAACCAAGGTCTTATCTACCCCGAAATCGCATAATGAACCCACGTCTTGTGAACCGCCACCAAATATGATTTTAGTGAAACCTAAGTCAGTATATTCTCTTATGAATCTCTGGTCTACCCTCACCCATTTACCTGTCTTTATACCTGATTGGGTACTCGGTGCCAACTGATCTTCTACAAAGACCAAATCATCAGCCAAAGCTTCCATCTCATACCATCTGTTAACTGGGTTCAAGAATTGGTCAATGCTGGGTGTCTGAGTGTAATTGAGACCCTCTAACGTTATAATAGAATTTATTGATAGGACATCATCATCTGGTAATATCACTTCAAAGAATGGTCTCACATCACCTGCTGTGACCGACCTTTTGAATATTTTGGTGATACCATTTATAATCAGTTCTCTTTTTGTCAACGTATAATTGACTAAGTTTCCAGATGAATCCAGATTCGGAATTATAAGTCTGTTTGGTATGCCATTGATGCTGAATGGTGATGAGAAGTCAATATCATTGACCGTTTCAAATACCTTACCCGCACCAGATACTTGCGCACCTCGTCTAATGAGTGGGGCATAAGATATGTCGAAGGTGTCACCGAATACTGGTACAATCACGCTGAAGTCGGCTATGGTGACGCTGGGTCTTTTGCCAGGTATCTTTAAACCGAATGTCCTAGCCATACTCAATACACTAGACCTTTCTTGTGCGAAATTAATCTGCGTCTCTTGGAACATCCTGTCGGTATGGAATGATAGTACATCACCTACACCAGCGTTCAAATCGATAAGCATAGCGCCCACTGAGGCATCGTTAAAGTCTTGTAGAATAGACGGATAGTATTGCCTTATATAATTGATAAGCTCAATTCTTAGGTCAGCGAAGTTTCTGGCAAAATATGGTATTTTCTGTGGCATTTTCTTAGATATTGATTATAATAACATCCCTTTCCTCGAACACATCCTCGGTTACGGTGTAATCTATTTTTATTGTTGCTTTATGCTCGAATTCTTCATCCCGTTCGACAATGACATCATTTATTATCAGATTGGGTATGTATTTCTTAACGGTCTCATTTATGTCTATCTTTATATCAGATAAGGTCTTACTATCATTGGGTTCGAAAATATATTTCATCAGGTCAGTTCCGAAATCTGGTAAATAGAATCGTTGACCTCTTGTGGTTAATATAAGGTGCAACAAATCACTTCTAATCGCAGATGAATCAGTTTCATTCAACTCGAATAGAAATCCCTTCACACTGTCCCTAAACGGGTACCTTATGTTTATGTATCTACCTTGTGCCATTTCTCATAAATATAAGTCAAGATTTTTTTTTGTATAGAAACCACATTAAACAAAAAAACCCGAATTAACGGGTTTTATGACAGTATATAATTTCAAAACTAAATCTTTATATTTTTCTGGGTTTTTATGTTATAACTTACTGATAACCAAACGTTTATAATATATTGCGTATATATACTAGTTATGCGTCAGGCTAACGGACGACCTGCCAACGCTTCAAGTTCTGAATGGATAATCCACTTTTGAGCAATTAACGCTTCTAATCCTAATTCATCAGAAGTCATATTTACCAAAAAGCCTTCATCATTTGTGCCTTTACAATACACAGTTAATTTAATCTTTTCAGGCATCTTGTTTTCTTCCTTTTTGTCTTTTGGATAAATATCTGTGAACTTGTCCAAATGGTCGTAGCATAATTGAACTACTTTGTTTTCTTCAATTTCTTCTTTTGTCATTTTGTTTAAGTTTGTGAGAAAGCCCGAACGCATAACAGTACATAGGCAATATGGCGGGTTTTCGGTTAATATTAAGTTCTGTTTTTCAAATCAAATTTAGTGGTTGTAGATAGTTTAGTGTTCCAAAATCCGCCACATCGCCTATCTGCAAACCGTTAGCTGCAAGTGCTAAAAGCATCATGCAACTTTTGAACTTTGTCTTTACAATGAAAGATTGCCAACTGTGCTGCTGTTTCTGCGGTAACACATTGTAGCACCTTTTCTTTTATATTAAGTTCGTAGCAGTTCATTATCCATGTGTTAGGGTAATAAATATGCCCAATAATTATTGATATTCTACAACCACAAATTTCTGTTTCAAAAACAGTTGGCACTCTTTCGGTGTCATTTCTTGAATACGTTGTTGCGTTCTTCCAAGTAGCACCAGCAGCTAACAGCACATTTGCAAAAGCAAAGCACGACTGCTTAATTTCAAGTTTTAGTTCTTCTCTCATCTTTTTGTTGTTATTTAAAGTTTTGTAATCCTAATGCTTTGCCTTCGCAAATCTGCATAACGTTATACTCAATTAAAAAATTATTTTGAGTTATATAATATATTCCATTCAGTATATGTATTTGATAATAAATCTTCTATTGTAATCCCAAATCTTATACAATCACCTAAACATATTTTGTAAAAATTCACACTTCTTTCGTTTATTATATATTCTGAAAATGTCATATTTGTATTTTTAATTTGTAAAATAATTTTTTAACTAAGTATGACAAAGTGTAAAAAACATTAAAACGATTTTTTACACCCAACCGTCATACGAAATATTCGTTAAGGGGCGTCAGATATTGTATTTTGATATTGAATTCATTAACCTTGTTCGTGAAATTATCATTATTAGAACCTTTCTTAGTGACAACGGCGTGTTTGCTGAAGTTTTCCCAATTAGCCAACCCTAATACGCTTGCGGTATCGGTCTGACGATTAAACGATACAAAGATATAAAGAAAATGCGGTTTAATACAATCGCTACAACATTCGTATTCAAGTTTAGGTTCAACATTTCTACCTTTGGTCCTGACTTCAATCTGCTGCCTTATTCCGTTTTTTTCGATGATGAAGTCGTCATTGAAATTCAACTTATCGTACTTTTCTCTGAATGGCACATGTACTATTTTAATCGCATCATCTTTTTCCAATGCCCTTAAATACTTGTACACCGCAAACTCACCTACCTTTCCGATATAATATACATCCAATGATTGTTTGGTGTCATTCTTAAAACTATACGTACTGAAGCCGTCAGCCATACCTTGAGCATGCTTAAGGCAATAAGCTTTATCGGCTTCAGTTAAGGTGTAGTTGAAAAAATTCATGATTATGCGCTACACCCGAAACATTCAAATGGGCTATCTTTTGGTTTTTCTGGTAACACCTCAGTATTCATGGAAGCCAATTTACTGTTAGCGTCCAACTTACTTTTCGTTCTAGTGTAGTAAACACCAGTCTTAAGTCCACCCTTCCAAGCGTACATAAGAGCGCTGGCTATCTTTGAATATTTAGCGTCTGCGTGATACACGTTAAGTGATTGTGATTGATCGACATATTTATTCCTAACTATTGAGAGGTCGAGTAGCGTCTTTTGAGAAATTTCCCAAACGTCTTTGTATCGATACCTGATATCTTCAGGTATTTCGACAATGTTCTGAACACTACCTTTATTACCGATAATCTTATTAATCATGTTGTCATTCCACATATCCAACTCCAACAGTTCATTGACAAGATATTTATTCACAATCAAGAACTCACCTTGACCGACACGTCGGGTGAATAGATTGGCTGTAACAGGTTCAAACGATTCGAACGACCCAAGTAATATGGCGCTCGATGCGGTCGGCATTAATGCCAAGAGCAAGCTATTATACATCGGTATCGGTTCACCAGTTGGCTTGGGCGACCATCCTTCAATGTATGTTTCACCTTTAGCATACCTACTACCTTCCCAAGCTGGATACGTTTTACCTTTAGCCTCAGCGATTGACATAGATTCTGTTAAAGCTGATTTATACATAGTTTCGAAAATATCAGCATTCCACACTTTAGCCGAATCACTTTCATATGAAATTTTCTTCTTAGCAAAGAAGTCGGCCATACCTGCCACGCCAATCGCTATGGCCCTCTGGTCCAACCCAGCCGCTTCACTCCAATCATCTGACCACTTATTTTTATCAATAACTTGATTCAGGGCTTTTACCAATACTTTAGTACTTTTCGCTATGGTATCCAAGTTATTATGTTCACTGAGATTGATTGATGCCAATGTGCATTGAGCAGAATATTTCGGACGGTTAGCTTCGTAAATCTCAGCGCAAAGATTACTCATTTTGATAACACCTATATTATCTTGCATATTTCGTTTATTCGCATTGTCCTTATACATTACATAAGGTTTTCCACTTTCAACCTGTGATTTGATGATGGAGTCGAAAATTCTCTTGGCTGAAATGGGTTTACCCAGACCAAGCTCAACCGCCTTAGCGTATTCAGCTTCAAATTCATCACCATATAGTTCATATAAAGGCCTTAGACCTGCTTTGATTATCTCATTGGGGCAGAATGTGTGCCAATCTTCGTTAGCTTCCAATTTACGCATAAAAAGGTCATTTATCACCACTGCGGTGAACAAGTCTCTTGTTCTCAATTGCTCGTCACCTACAGGTGATGTCAATTCAAGGAAGTCGATTATGTCCCTATGCCATACTGACAAGTATAATGCACAACTACCTGATCTGGAGCCTTGTTTATAGAACCGCATCTTGCCTTGAACCATGTCAGCAAACCTGACCACACCTCCAGCATTACCATTAAATGAACCGACAAAACTCTCCTTACTTCTCAATGGGTCGATTAGCAGTCCGATACCTGCACCTTCTTTTGAAGCGTATGCGATTTTAGTTAAAGTTTCTTCGATACCTTCAATCGTGTCAGATTCCAAGTGTACCAAGTTACAGCTAATCATCCCACCCCTTTTATCGACACCCGCGTTAGTATACGTAGGTGTGGCAAAATTAACCCTCTTACTTAATAATTCTTCAAGTAATTCCTCTTTATCGGACTCATTATCACTTAAGAAATTAGCCACCCTTTCGTACATACATGACGGTAATTCCAATGGGACGTTTTTAACATCTCTTTTAGAATATTTTGTCAAGAATGTGGTAGCGGCAAAGAAGTCGTAGGTCAAATCCACTGGTTGCAGTGGCTTACCTATTAGTTTTGACTGTCTACTAAGTAATATCCTACCGCCAAGCAATGAGTAGTCTGGGTGTTTAATTACTTTATCAGCAGCTTTGAAAGCAATGATCTCATCGATTTCAGTTGTAGTGATATTATCACTTATCAAAGGTATAACTTCTTGGAAAAGAAGGTCTGGATTGACGCTAAGCCCTTTAGATTGAGTTTTAATCCTAGATAGGATTTTATTGGGGGCGAACGCTTGCGTTGTCTTGTCTCGTTTAACTATTTTCATCTGTATCTTTTTATAAAATTAAAATTCGTCATCAAATACACCTTCCATTGTAGAAGGTATTTCAACTCTAGAGTATTCACCGACTCGCTGTTCAAAGAAGTTATTCTTAGCTGACAATCCGATTCTGGCCATGAATTCAAGAGGATTACCTACGTTGAATTCTGCTTTACACCCAAAATCAGTCAGTACTATATCTGTAACATATTGCACGTATTTTACCATGTCATCTTTGGTCATACCTTGGAGACCTTCTGGCATGCTGCTTTCAACAAATGTTTTTTCTACGTCATAACAAGTCAGAA